GCAAATGGCAATCAAATGGGTGATGGGGAAATGTTATGAAGATCCTACCGAGTTCAATAATGCCGATAGTGGATGTTTTATATCTCAAATAGTCAGTGGTAGAGAAGGGGTAAATCTTAGCACCGCTGATGCGTTGGTTTTTTATAATATTGACTTTAGTGCAACAAGCTACTGGCAAAGCAGAGCAAGGATTCAAACCAAGGATAGGACCAAAGAGGCTCAAATCTATTGGATATTTTCGGAAGGTGGTATAGAGGATAAGATATACAAAGCGGTGATGGATAAGAAGGATTATACTTTGCAATACTTCAAGAAAGATTTTGGGATTTAACTTTGTTATAACACTTTAGTTACTATATTCGTCTAAACTTTTATACTATGAATGAATTTGATAGACTCGCACGAAAAGGTAAACTTTATAAAACTGAAGAAGGTTATTGGCTTGCAATGTTTAATGATGAAAAAGGATTTAACACATTACCTTTACATCCATTCCAAGAATTTGATTTTGAGTTAGAAGAAGGAATGGTTTTTTATTTTGGAGTTACCTATTTAATGAACAACCCAATACATCCAGTTGCTTATATACCTTTTTAAAACTATACACTATGTCACAACAACAACACTTAACTAGAAAAATTAACAATTACACCATTGCTTATTTACCTAAGTATTTAGGATTAAACGATGGTCCTTATTCAATAAGGGCTGAGATAGAGGATTTAAGATGCTTTTGGTATTCGGATTACCAAACTGTACACCAAAGTGTATTTTTCGAGATCGGTCACACACGAACAGACTTTTTCGTAAATTTTCAAATACCTTTGGATGAACTTACCCAAGATGAGATAGCGATGCTAAAGGTAAGATGGGTATGTTATACGGATGCGGACACGATTTATGGTAGCATACCATTTACATCTGACAACGACACCATCCCTCAAGTTGATTTTGATGTCGAAGTGAAAGGTGGTCTAATCCAACCAATAGAACTAATTTTTTACGTTGACCAAGGATGGTTGCAAATAAAGTAATATGGCATTAAAGTTAACACCAAAAGAAAAAGCAGAAGAACTTTATAATACTTACATTGATTATACACAAGGTGATTATAATTGTAAGCAATGTGCATTAATTGCAGTAGATGAATTAATACAACTTGCTGCACATACTGATAAAGAAATATTTGATTACTTAGAGGATGTAAAACAAGAAATAGAAAAACTATGAAGGAAAGTCAACTCCAAACACAAATTAAGAACCGACTAACCAAGCACGGTTGGTTGGTCGTGAAAATTATCAGTTCATCAATGAATGGGATCCCAGACCTAATGTGCATTCGCAAAGGTGTGGTGATGTTCCTCGAAGTTAAAACCGATGTAGGTGTAGTTGCACCACTACAAGAGTATGTAATGAAGGTTTTAAATAGCCATCAAGTACATAGTAGAGTTGTTAGATGCTTAGAAGATGTAGATGTTTATTGTCATAAAAATGTTTAATTAATGCTTGAACTTATAAGAGAGTTAGACTATGCTGGGGTTAAGGTACTCCCGATAAAATATACCGATGGGCGCATTTATCATATTTATGAATATAACACTAAGTTTGATAATGGGTTGAGTGATCATGAGCATCGTGAGTGGATTGGCAAAGGGTTTAGTAATGGCATAGCGGTGCTAATGAGCAAAGCCAACCCTAATCTTAAATGCTTAGACTTCGATGAGAAGAATGCCATTGGTAGGAATGTGTTTGAGAATTGGAAGGCATTAATTGATCCAGTGATTTATGGTAAGCTGGTGATTGAACGCACACGTAGTAATGGCTACCACGTTTATTTTTTATGCAATGATAAGTGCGATGTTCACGGGATTGCTTATAACGATGATGGTAGGGAGGTAATTGGGTTGCGTGGTGATAATTTTAATGGGATTACCTATTGCGCACCCACACCTAAGTATTCATTTATTCAAAGGAGTTTGCTTGAACTGGAGACACTTGATTTTGATGAGATGATGCAGCTAATTGATTGTGGTTATCAATTTAATACTTATAAGGGCAATGCTATCACATCAAGTGGAGGAGTTAAGCAACGATCTATTGCAAAATTCCCTCAACCACCCATCAAGTATAAGCAAGTGATGGATATATTTGATGCTAAGGTTGATGAGATGTTTATACCTAATTATTTGGAGTCGTTTGGTTGGTCATTGAATAATAGAAGGCTTGGTAATGGTAAGGATTATGGGAAGTTTATTGAGTTGTATCGACCTGGTAAGGGTGAGGATGAGAGAACTGTTCGCTCGGCATCATATTATTATGATTCGAAACGGCTTAGTGTTTATACGGATAGTGTTGGGGTAAAATTGCCATCTATAAATAATAGCGAGGGACTTGCATCTTGGCTTAGTCCTTACCAAGTGTTGTTTTATTTAAATGACCGCAACTGGGATGAAACGAGTCGAGTAGTTGTTGACCTATGTGGGCAGATGGGGATTGAACTCCCAGAGCGAGTGCCAATGGTCTCATCCGTGGCTGGTAGGAATGGACTAACGTGGAGGCTTGAGATTAGAGGCATCCAACTATGGGCAATTGAGAGTGGGTTTATGATGATGAAAATGTCCATCGATGATGATGCGCCATCGCGTTTGATAAGGGTAGTAGAAAATGTAATTTATGATATAGATGAGAGCGACATCCAACGCGCATTTGTTGAATTTGTAATGATGGAATATACTGAGGCTGATGCACAAAGGTTGCTTATTGCATTCTTACCAAGGTTGATGAGTTATCTAACCATATTGCCACAATTTGATGGCAATGTGCTTAGAGATAGTAGTGATTGTAGTTATTTGCTTTTTAATAATGGAGTATTGAAGGTTACTAATAATGAGGTGGAGTTGATTAAGTACAATGAGTTGGACTCGTATGTGTTTGTAAGAGACATCAAGCCGTTTGATTACAAACCTAATAATGACGCTGGGTCGTTTGTGCAGTTTATTAATATGATTAGCTTAGATGAAGGACATAAGCGTTTTCTTATGAGTGCTTTTGGTTATATATTGCACAACTTTAAGCGCAAGTCCTTTGCCAAAGCGGTGATGATTATTGAGGATGTTGATGATCAAGAGGAAGCAAGAGGTAGGTCTGGTAAGGGACTTTTAGGTCAATTTATCAAATGGATAAGGCAAACCATTGAGCAAGATGGTCGCAACTACAAAACCGACTCCCAATTTAAGATGCAACGCATATCACCTTGGACACAAGTGTTTTATTTGAACGATCCACAAAAGGGACTACCTATACAACAATTTTATAATTATATAACCGATGACTTTCTAATCGAGAATAAGGGTAAAAAATCGTATACCATACCTTTTAACAAATCTCCTAAAGTATTTATCACTACTAACTTTTTGCCGAGTTTGGAGAGTGATTCTGACAAAGATAGATTCATCGTTGTACCCATCAAGAAGGTATTTAGTAGTAGTTATAGGCTCAAAGATGCTTTTAATGGTCAAGATTTTTTTAGTGAAGAATGGGACTACTACGAAAAAATGAGTGCTATAAATTTCGCCATTGAGTGTTTGCAAGTTTATTTAAGGGATGGTGTAGTTGACTATAAAAATGCGAAAATGGATGATAATAAGGCTAAAAGACTTCTTCAAGATCAAGTCCCAGAGTTCATTATCGAGGTGTTAGAACAAGGAATTAGTACCTATAAACTTGCTAAAAACCACGTTGAATTTCAAGAAATGATGCAACCATACGACCAATTACAACACGATAAGGATAGTTTAATCGGTTGTTTTGAGTGGGAAAGTATTGGTTTAAACGTCTATAATTCCCATCTTTTGAGGTACTGTATTAAGGCTTTTAAGGTTAAAATGTTGGACAAATATTTTAGTCGGAAGGTCAAAACTTACTGTGATATTAACCAATTAGAGGTGTCTCAAAAGAGGTCAATTAAGCACGGAAGATTTATTTTTATCCACAATTTAGATAGCCATCAAAATAAAAAGTTGATGGCAAGTGATGGCTTTTTGATGGCAAATGATGGCAAGTTGATGGCAAGTGGGTATGAACCTATTATAGATAATGATAATATGTTCTAAAAATATGCCGAAAAATAGCCAACACGACCATCAAAAGCCATCAACGAAAAAAGTTTATTGGCTATCGCTATTTGCTGATTATAAATGAGTTAGGAGGTGTATGCCAATAAAACCATCAAAATTCTTAAATTCTAATAAAAATAAAAAATATATAAATACATATATATAGGGAAGAACTGGGAAATTTGATGGCTTTGATGGCTCGCTTTCCACAATCATAATTAAATTACTAAATATTATAATATGAACTTAGACCAGTTGATGGACATTGTTGCAAGTTGTAGTGGACAAAGTAAAGAGAAAATAATGGGGAAGGATCGGTATAGGAAACTGGTATTACCAAGATATGTATTCTCATACTTTGCCAGAGTTAAAATGAAAGAAACTTTTATGGATATTGCTCACTACCTTGATGCTCATCACTCCACTGTGATTTATTCGGTTGAGAAGATTGCATCTTACATTGAGATTGGTGATGAGTTAACTATTGAACTATATAACTCGGTCAAGGAAGCGGTGGCTAAGTACACCAACGAACCAATAAGAGTGATGCTCACCTTTGATGATGAGACAATGGTGAACCAAGTGATAATGGATATAGTGAATAAATACGAATGTAAGGTGGAGAAGTTATAAACAAAGGTTGTGGAAAGTGGTAGTTTGTGTATTGATTATGACTTAACTTTATATGGTGGCGAAAAAAGGATTTTATCTCAAGAATAACCCAAAGGAAAATTGCTTATATCTAAATGTGTTTGTAAGCGATTTTAAGACGTTTTTAGACTCTATTCCACAAAGTAATGGTTGGGTACGTCTAAGGATATTTGAGAGGAATGTAGAGGATGAGAAGGGGCATACACACAATATGGAGTTTGTTGTTAATCCAAAGCATCTCGTTGATAGTCAAGAATCTTAAAACTGAATATTCAGCAAAAATCACATATGAAGGATGAAGCACTGGAAAAGCTGATAAAGAAACGTAGTCCAAACCTTGGAGGCAAAAGACCAGGTGCTGGTCGTAAGCGTAAGATGGAGGAGTACGAACTAATTGAGAAGCTATCACCGATGGCTGATGTTGCATTTACTAAGCTTAAAGAATTGATTGCTAAGGGTGATGTAAAGGCTCTACAAATCTTTATGTCATACTTTGTTGGATTGCCAACCCAAAAGATCGAAAGTAAAGTGGAAGGGAATCTGAACCAAGTAAGTGTCGAAGTGGTGAAGCCACAACTCGAAAAGGTCGCGTAATGATAGGGTGGGGGAGGAGTTGATAATGAGTGATTTGTGCGTGAGTTAGGTGTCTACTTAACATAATGTATATTATAGGGCGAAGTAACCTATTATCCAACTACTCAAGGGAGTAGCCACACGATGAGGGGAGTACTTTAGGAAAATGGAAGTGGGTCGGGTTTATATCCCCCCCATTTTTGATACCACCAAAACTCGACTTACACGATGACCCCCTATTTTGACCCTACTTTTGATATTGAAAAACCGATATAGAATTTTTTTTATACTTGAAAATGGACGCTAAACTTCAAACAAATAAGGTCTTTGAATTACTGAGTGATAGCGATAAGCGAATAACCGTGATGCAAGGTGGATCACGTTCTGGCAAGACTTACAACATCCTTATTTGGTTTGTTGTGAAGTTATTGCAAGAAAATGGCAAGACTTTGACGATAGTTAGGCAGTCTCTCCCATCGATTAAGGGTACGGTCTTGCGTGATTTCGTTGACATCCTCTCCAGGTTAGGGATATATTCGGAGGATAACCACAACAAAACCGATCAAATTTATTCATTGAACGGAAATATAATTGAGTTTGTGAGTGCCGATCAACCACAAAAGATTCGTGGTCGTGCAAGAAACTACCTTTTCTGTAATGAGGCTAATGAGTTGACTTATGAGGCTTGGATGCAATTAATAATGAGAACGGAGGGGAAGATTGTAATAGATTACAACCCTTCGGACATTTCATCTTGGATTTATGATTCCGTCATACCTCGTGATGATGCGGACTTTTACATTACTACCTTTCGCGACAATCCATTCTTACCAAAAGAGTTGATATTGGAACTTGAAAGGCTAAAAGATGCCGACCCAAACTACTGGCAAATTTATGGATTGGGTGAGAGGGGATTGTCACAAGACATAATTTACACCCATTGGAAAACAACAGAGAACTTTCCAGAGGATGGTGAGACGGTGTATGGTTTGGACTTTGGTTTTAATGTGCCTACGGCTTTGGTGAAGGTGGTGTTTGTTGAGAACGCGGCTTATTGTAAGGAGTTAATCTACGAGGCTAAGTTGACAACTAATGACCTTATTGATAAACTAAAAGGCTTAGGTCTTAACCCACACGATGAGATTTATTGTGATGCCGCCGAGCCGAAAACAATTGAGGAGTTAGTGAGAAATGGGTTCAATGCTAAGAGCGCAAACAAAGATGTGACCGAGGGTATAAGAACGGTGAAAGGTACTCCATTGATAATTGACCACGAAAGTGTAAATTTGTTAAAAGAATTGAAGAATTATCGGTGGAAAACTGATAGAAATGGGAACAAGCTTGATGCACCAGTAAAATTCAATGATCACATTGCCGATGCAATGAGGTATGCTATCTTTAGTAAATTAACCATTCCAAGTGTGACTTGGGGTGTAATATAAAAAAGAATGGGTTTATTTGATGTTTTTAAAAGGCAGAAAGGCTTAGACCCTTTGCAAAATATTAGCAACAATGCGCTAAGACAAATTAATGGCGCGGTGCTTCAAAATTATCAGTCAAAAAGTTATGTTGATGAGGGGTACTTAGGCAATGCCGATGTGTACTCTATTGTGTCATTCCTTGCAAGGAAAGCGGCAAGTGTACCTTGGTACGTCTACAAATTAAATAAAGGTGAGAAGGCAAAAACTTCTTTACTTCGTTATAAGCAACTTTCAAAAGGGTTAGCGAATAAAGGTGCGTTTGAGAGAGCAATGATTGAGCGCAAAAATGCATACTCTGACAACATTGTGATGGATAGCGACTTGGCGAAGTTACTTGAAAATCCAAACCAGTACCAAGCGCAAGATCAATTTTTAGAGAATTTATTTGGTTATAGGATTTTATCTGGTGAAGGTAATATATACGGTAATAATGGAAATATACAAGGTGGTAAGTTTCTCGAACTTAACGTTCTTCCAACACAGTTTCTCGACATCTACCCTGACCCACGCGACTTATATGGTCTACTGGGTTACAAGTTGATGGTGTCACAAAGTATTGACATTCCAAAGGACCAGGTTTGTGCTTGGAAATCGTGGAATCCAGACTTTAACGATGTGACTCGTTCACATATGAGGGGATTATCTCCTCTTAGAGCGGCTTACTCTACTTTAAGGATGAGTAATAATGCTCACGATGCATCGGCTGCGATGACCGCAAATGGTGGAGCAAAAGGAGCAATTGTGCCTAAGCCAATTGGTACAAATGTGGCTCAATTTACAATTGAACAAGCAAACATCATTAAGAGAGCGGTCAATGATGACCTAAATGGCATCGACAATAAAGGAGCGATAAGAGTGTTACAAACACCTTGGGATTATCTCAATTTTGGACTATCCTCCGTAGATATGGAGTTGATGGGAACTTTAAAGATGTCATTGCAACAATGGTGTCGTGTGTTTGGTTTGCCTCAAGTATTATTCGACACCGATACAACGTCATATAACAACTACCAAAACGCACTTAGGGATATGATGACTAATACAATCATACCTTTGTGTAGCACTTTGCGTGATGAGTTAAATAGATGGTTGTTGCCTATATATGGTGAGGATGTATATATCGACTTTGATATTACATCGATACCAGAGATGCAACAAGATATGGAGCGAATGACTCGCGTCCTAAGAGATGCGAACTGGCTTACAATGGATGAGAAGCGAGTGGCGATGAACTATGAACCTAAGTATGGTGCATATGAGTATTCATATGTTAACCAAGGGTTGGTGGTGTTAGAGCAAGTTGCAATGGATTTAAGTTACGATGACACAAACGGAAGTGATAATATGGAGTCAAGTAATGGCACAATATCCGAAAACATTGAGCGAGAGGAATTGTCAAGTGGAGCGAGAGATGATGAACAAGGTTCGTAGGTCATTATTTGAGAAATTAAAGGAAGAATATGAACGCAAAGCAGAGAGAGACATATTGGCTCAAAGTGGAGCGATTGAGGAGGGAGATAGAGGCTAAATACTTTAACAAACTAAAAGATAGCATTTATAAGCAGTTTGTGAAGTTTGCTGGTGATGTGAGTAGATATGGGGTGAGTGGTGCAAGAAGTAGGTTGGGACTTGATGTGTGGGATAAGGAGATAACGAGGCTCTTTGAACAAATGTATAAGGAAACTGTGATTACTTTTGGTAATGCTACTTATAGAGTCTTAAAGATAGAAGCTAATAGGAAGGCTGACACTTTTGGATTTAATAAGGAATGGACAACTGCGGTAATTGAATTTTTGTTTCAACAAGGATTTGTATTAGTTGCCGACATTACATCAACTACAAAAAAGAAGATGAATGATATTGTGACTAAAGGCATTAATGATGGGCTTAGTATTGAAGAAATTGTTCAATTACTAAAGAGTGATGAGCAATTAAGTTATAGTGCTTTTAGAGCGCGAAGAATAGCAAGAACCGAGGTGATGAGGGCAAGTAACATTGGTGCTATGAAAGGAGCGGAGGTTCACGACTTTGAGGTTGATAAGCAATGGATAAGTGCGAGAGATAGTAGAACGAGGAGAATACCAGAGGACACTTTTGATCACGTTGCGTTGGATGGTGTAATAGTGGGTTATGATGAGCCTTTTACATCGGTGGGTAAGGAAGGGCAACCAGTTAGCGCGATGCAACCTGGAGACATTACTGCCGCAGCTGGGTTTACAATCAACTGCCGATGCGCGGTTGGTTTTATACCTAAACGTGATAGGAACGGGAGATTAATTTTAAAACCAAGGCTTAATGCCGCAATAATAGAATAGAATGCCAGTAACACTTTGTTCAAACGGAAAATATAGAATAGGCGATGGTGAATGTA